CCACCCTGAGCATGTTTTCTCATCTCACTAGCAGAGAGTTTCTCAATAGGATCTTCACTGTCAGGGTTACGAGCACCAGCAGATTTGATATTGATAGACTTGAAGTCGTAATGCTTACCGTTATATTTCTGTGTCAAGTTCTCAAACTCTTTGACACGATCATCACCAACAACCATAGTGACATGCTCATGACCCTCATCATGTAGGTCACGTAGGATGTCAAAGATATTTCTATGCTGCTCAGAGTTCTGAATAGCATCCTTATGACCCTTGAACATGCCACGCATGTGTTCAATCTTCTGCTCAGGGTGCAGAGGATTCTTCTTATGATCCTGTGATCTAGAAGGATAGATCCGATAGTTACCAGAGTCACCAGCATGTGACTTGACAGCATCCATCAACTTACCATGACCAGCATGGGGAGGGTTGAACCTACCGAAAGTGATAGCAACATGCTTGTCGATTACTTCATTCTTCTTCTTAGAAGATGATGCTTTCTTAGCAACAGCGGCTGCTGCTTCGATAATGAACTGACGAAATCTCATTTGCCCCAATCTTTTGCTACGGTGAAGTTTGCACGAGAGAATTCAAGTCTATCAACAAGTTTGACTGCCATGCCATCCTTGATGGCCACAAATCCTTCTGGACTAGTGACTTTGTATCCTTTCTCATCTTCTAGAAATGTACCAACACCCTCAATTTTTTTGAGGCGGTTGATGATCTGTTCCTTAGCGTTAATGAGATTCATAAATCCTCCCAAGGCGCGATAGATTTCAGACTTATTAGTATTTAGGTATTTAATTGCCTCTTCTTTTTTCTTTGCCCAGTTATCCTTTGCCTTAGGTGTCGTCACACCTGCTTCTTTCGCAGCATATCTACCCTCAACAAAGGTCTTGAACCCATTTAACATCTGCGATGAACTAGTAGGCATATTACCTGACTTGATCACTTGGTTGAAATAAATCTTAAACAAAGCAGCAGGTCCCATACCCTTAGTAGTACCACCGATCTCATTCAAGAACTTCCTAGATGAATCTAAGTTGCGCTTGGCAGTTCTCATACTCATGTCTAGTTTGTTCTTCTCTCCTGCACTGAGGTTTGCAATGCCGTTGGTGTTGGTGAAGTCTGATGAGAATACTGCCACATCAGACACACCTTGAAGACCAGAAACATTAACACCAAAACCAGCAGACATTTCAGCAAGAGTCTGACCAGTGTACTTAGTATGAAATACAATACCAACCGTAGACTTACCTACCTTGCCACCCATCTCGGTTGCTTTCTCTACACAGTAAGTAATAGTATTAGGTTTGAACTTGTAGCATCTCTTGCCACCCATAGTAACCAGTGGTGGTGTCTCTGTATACAGAAGATCTCCTTGGATCACACCCGTGATAGGCAACTTTGATAGGTAATCGTATGCAGCAACCAACTTAGGATGCACACCAGTGCCGCCATACCATAGGTCAATCTCTTCATGGGAGTAGCATACCTTAGGTTCGGTCTTAGCAAAGACAGACTTGGTTCCAACAAAGAACATGTCCGTCTCAGGGTCTATGCCACAGATGATAGCAGGAGCACCATCCCACTTCACAGTAACCTTAGTATTACCACCACCACTACCAGTGGTTAGCATACCTTTTAGACCCTCCAAGAATGCAAGTGCATTCTGAGCACCAGCATATCCATTATTGAAGATATCATCTTCGAGGTGTTCGAGGTGTGTGTTCTTACTCATGGTTGTACTCCGACTTTATCGCGGTAAGGGTTGCCAATAGATGATTTCTCTCTGAGGTGGTACTGGTCTGTGGGTTTGAGGTTGTTCTTCAAGTGGTTTTCCATGTAGAAGACTGGCATTCCTTTGTTCGTAGCGAACTTGTAGTAGGTGACCTCCTTCATAACAAAGTGCTCAATGACCTCACGATACACCAGTCCTCCATCCTTGCTGATCTTTCGTAACATCATTTGACAGATGAGAGAGGCGATGCCAACTTTGCCACTACTGTGCTTGGGTGCTTCCCAGTAGTCCTTAGCATCATTATAATACATCTCTGCCAGTTTCAACCAGGAGGCTTGTGCCGCTTTGACATCTGATTCCTTAGGGTCACCACCCTTCACCATAGCATCAATGTTTTTGACCACCTCTGTGGGTAATTTTGTCTTTAATTTAAGGTCCTTAGCAATCAATTCCAGTGCAAGGAAAGAACCATCCTTCACTTTGTTCTCAGCAAGAACTTCTAAGATCTTAAACTCAACAGTCTTCTTATATTTCTCAACCCAATCATCTTTCTTACCATCAATCTGTTTCTTATTGATAAGAGAAATAATATCCTGAGGTTTGACTACGTTAGTTGTCTTACTGATCTTCTTAACGGAGAAGGGGTATGACGTATTTTCCTCATCAAATATAACAAAGTCAATCAGTGGTTCATTACCAGCAGCAGGTAGGAACACCTGTGCATTCTTCTTATTTAACCTACCATACCCTAGTTTATCTAAGTCAGCAGCACCACGTTCCAATACACATAGTGGAGCAGTAATCTCAGAGAAATCTTTCTCCACGTTATTCATAATATCAATGTATTCTGATGCTGCTAAGTCTGCATATGCTTTAAGTAGTTCCTTCTTCTCAGTAGCACCATGCTCCATACAAAAATCAGTTAGTTCAATTAGATACTCTTTGATTACCAGTTGAAGATCATCCCTTTTCTTAATAGCAGCGATGACTTTCTTATAGTAAGTATCAAAAGACATCTTAGTATCCATAGGAATGTCAAACGCCTGAGGTTTTAACTCAGGCATCTTCTTCTTACCTGTGGCAGACCTAGGTTTGCCTAACAAAGGAGTAGAGATCCACCCCGACTTGTCATTCTGATACAAGACTTCTATTCTGGCCTGGTAGTTACCACCTTTGATGGGTTTAACATGAACACCATCACCCTTAGCGATAACTCCTACCTTTGTTTTACTCTGAGCACCATCGTATACAACGATCTCTTTCTTAGATACAATCTCAAATCCTTTTTGGTAATGACGTTTGTAGTCATCCCATGCTTCTTTAATCGATCTTGCCATCTTCTAGGCACTGATTATCCAAACTATTTAGATAATCTCTTTCATTCTGATATGGTTTCTCTTGACCTGTCCACAGTTTATATCCCTGCACTACCTCTGGGACTAACCACTGGTCCACTCGATAGCAAGACATCCAGTTGACTGGTTGAATACAATTCATAACAACCACTTGAAAGAATGCTACCAAGTGAATCCAGAGGGAGAGCATTAGATGTCACCTTCCACACGGTTCTCAGACTCTTCGATAGAGAAACTACCTTCGGAGTAACGTGCAGCAAGTTTCAGAGAGTTGACATACAGAACATGATCAAAGGTCACTTCTAGTGCATGACATGCTTGTGCTGCATACCATAGAATGTCACCAAGTTCTTTGATGAGATGTTCTTTGTTAGCATCATTCCAGGGTTTGCCTTGGAACTTCAACTTCTTCACAATCTCTGCAAACTCACCTGACTCAGCAGTCAGACCAGCAGCAGCGGTGTCAAGACGAGCAATGTTACAACCATCTTCATGGAGTTGACGAAGACGTTCGATGTATGCAACCTGATCCTTGCTTGGTTTGGAGCAGGTATCATCAGCAAAGTGCAGATACTTATCAAGATCCACACGGAAACGTTCTTCTTTCTTCTTATTCTTTTCTGCTTCCTTCTCTTTGATCTTCTCAGCAGTCACCCATGCATTGAAACCCTTCTTATTGATGAAATCCTCAGGAGTTTTAGGAGTATCCTCCTGCATATCTTCAAGTTTATCCTGCATACCGTCCTTGATATCTTGGGCAGTATTAGAAAGTTTCTCTGCTGCTGCTGAGGCAGCATCATTACTCTCAAAATTAACGTTAACGTCGTTGTCGCGGGATCTTTTGTTAGCGGAGTCGGTCATACGTGCCAAGTGTCAAATTTACTTTGTGTTTTTGTTTCAAGGAACTTATCCTCAATGCCCTGACCAGAGTCAAGGATGTTGTCTTGTTCAGACTGATCACAATCATACAGTCTCATCTTCGCTCTGTCAATACCTATGATGAAACGTTTGTTCATTGTCGGATCATTGTATCTATTCTTCAATTGTTTGACCATAATCTGACCTGTTGCTTCCAAATCCTCAGTAGAGATGAGAGCAAACATCAAGTCAGCAGTGGCAGGAAGACCAAATGATTCTGATGTGTCAGTAAGATCAACATCAGAACTACCATAACCAGACCTAGTGGTCTGTGTAGCAGTCATAATAGGTACATCCATCTCAACAGCAAGACCACGTAGTTCTTCTGCAATACCTTTGATGAAAGTATAGGAGTTCACCACAGCATTCTTGTAACGTGCAGAGGCACAGATGTTTAGGTAGTCAATGAAGATGATATCAGGAGCGAAACCACGCTTCATACTCAGTTCATTCAAGAGAGACTTGAAGTGATTGACGTGAGCAGATGCAGTAGGGTATTCCTTAATCACTAAGCGACCTTGGGTCTGCTTAGCAATCTTATCTACTTTTGTTCGGAACTGTTGTTTCGTGAAGAGAGGGTCCGAGAGTTGCTTGATGTTGATGTCCAGGAGGTTGGCGTCAATTCGTTCAGCAATCTTCTCCTCTGCCATTTCAAGTGTAATATAGAGTACGTTCCTGCCTTGCAAGAGGGCGGCACTAGCCATATGGCACATGAATAGACTTTTCCCGACACCCGTTCCAGCAAGAGCGACATTGAGAGTCTTGCGAGGCAAACCACCTTTTGTGATTTTGTTGAAATATTCGAGATCAAAGGGAATCTTGTCGTGCGTTTGGTGGTAAAAGTCATAGCGGTCGTCGGAGTCTAGTAAGTAATCATGTCCCACAGTATCATCAAAGCATGTACCTAATGCTTCTGCCATGATGTGGGGAATGGCATCTTTGGTGCGAGTCTTGTCTTGACCATCAGCAATCTTAATAGACTCCATCAGTGCAAGATAGATCGAACGTTCTTTACACCACTTCTCAGTAGTATTCAGTAACCATTCATCATTATATTGTGTGTCATCAATCCTGGTATCAAGGAATGATTCGATATCTTTTATGATATCCTCACTCAAATCTCGTCGCTTTTCAATCTCAATTTTGAGAGCAGTAGTCTCAGGAATAGTATTGTATTCCGTTACATAATCATTTATCTGATGAAACAATACCTGGTGTGGTTGGTGATCAAAGTATTCATCTTTTAGGAAAGGGAGTACAGATCTACAATAGTTTTCATCACGTATAAGTTTACTGAGAGTAATTTCTTCAATCTTTTGCATTAAATGTAGTGTAGATAGGTACCAATGATGTGTTTATTTTGTTTCAATGGTGGTAGTCCTGCATGAGGATAGGTCCATGTGGGTGGGAACACCAGACATCGACCTGCTACTGGTTTAATTTTGATTCCCATCTTAGTAAACCACGTTTCACCACCCTCGTCAACGTCATTCAGATAGAAGAACAATGCAAGGAACCTCCTAGCACTACTGTGGTCACCAACATCAACGTGAGGATCAAAACGATCATCATCTTCTGCAATGTACTTCTTCAAACGAATCTGTTCAAGTGCATTCTCTGCTGGCCATGCTGATCGACTATCAGTGTCTTCCATATACTGTTCAGACACATCTTTGATTGCTTCAATCAGACGATTGTGAACCTTACCCCAGATAGAATCAGGATTGTTCTGAGCATAGTCAGTCACATTGAACTGATGAAACTGTGGACGACCATCACGGTCCCAGTATTCCCACTGAACATCTCTGGAAGACTCCATGATGTTCTTAACAAGATTATCATCAAGAACATTATCATATGTTCTGATGTAGTGGTCATGCTCCATAACTGAACTCCTTTTGTGCGACTTCATCTAGTGCTTGCATCACTTCGGGTGTGAAATACTTCTCAGGATCTTTGAGGATCTGTTTAGAATAAAGAGAAACGTCCCCCATCTTATAACGGTTACCCACACGTTCAAAGACTCCGTGCTTCTCACCCAGTTCCAGTAGTCCATAATACTTGTCAAGTCCACGCTCGTCATAGAATAGGCGTGTCTCGATCTTAGCGTTCTCCTTAGTGAATCGTGACTTCTTGGTTTCGCATTTGATGATGTTGCCGATCACCTCTTTACCATCCTTCTCCTTAGACTTGGATAAGAATATAATAGACGATGCAGCGTACTTCAAACCACTACCACCGCCCATTTCTTTCATTGGCACATAGGCACCGATGACATCATAGGTGTGATTGGTAACAATCATAGGTACATTCGCCTTACCAAGTTTCAGTGTGAGTACACGGAAGATAGACTTGACGATCTGAGAGCGAGTCATGTCACGAGTCTCAGAACCTGCCTCAGCATCTGTGACTTCCTTGGTAGTTGATAGCATACCCAGTGAGTCTAGACAGAACATCAGAGGTTTGCGTTCCTCAGGTTTCTGTTCTAGATACTTATCAACAATCTTGATTGCTTGTGTACGAAACTCTTGCACTGTAACAACAGGAACGATCATCATACGCTTTGAATCGATACCACGACTCTCGATCATGTCACGAGAGATTGCAGACTCGGACTCAAAATATATGCATCCAGCATCTGGATCAGAATCAAGGAAATTACGAACGATAGCGAGAGTAAAAAAAGTCTTTCCCGTGCTTGATTCACCAGCAATAGCCGTAATCTTATTGGAAGGAACACCACCAAAAAGAGACCCACTAACGACGGCGTTAAATAGATAGCAACCAGTATCAACGAAAGATGCAACATCGCCAGCAGCGACCCCTTCGTTAACAATACCAGCATACTCATTGCCGATCTCCTTTACTACATCATTAAGAAAACTCATCCGAATAAAAACTCCAAAGTGTTACGTTGTTCTGTGGACCATCCTACCGTCGTCAGTATAACACGGACTGGACGTAAAAAGGACTTCTCAAATTGTTCATCATAATCTATCGATGAGTGGACATTAAACTCTTTGGGTAGAGTCTGGAAGAATGAGATAACATTCTCACCAATCCTGTTTGGTTTACGTAGATAGATGTACTTGATCTTCTCACCCTCCTGAATCAGGGGATACTTGTGAGTAAGATTTAATTTCTTGCAATAGTGATTGTATAGCAAGGAACCTCTGACATGCATAGGACATCCAGAACCATAGATGTTCCTAGGTGAAGAGAATTTACTTATGTTATTACATCCACGAGGGAATGCAATCTCTTCAAGAGGGAGACTTTCAAACTTACGCCTGAACTGTGCAATATACTTCTGGATATCTGCTTCTGTACCATTCATAACAACATTAAGTGCTTCCTTAATTGCAGTACGACATGGTGCAGGTGTAGAAGACTTAACTGCTTCGATACCCATGATCTTTAACTTAGGTTTCTCATACCTAACACCCTCACTGTCCCATACATTGAGCAGGTATCGTTTCTTTGCAGTCCAGATACCACGATCAGCGATGTTCTCTCGCTTCATTTGCATCTTTTGATCATATGCCGAAACATACGACGCCAGGTTTTGATACGATTGTTCAATAAAAGGTTCCAGTTTCTCCTGACAGATCTTGTCAAGTAAGGAAACAGTTGCTGCTTTATCGTTAGACTTACCACTAAGAAATTTAGTAACAAGAGGTCCAAGATTAAGATAGATTGAATCGGTGTCAGATGCAATGACATAATCCACCTCCTCTGTTTGCAATATTTTATTTAGGTATCCGTTGACATCGGATTCGATCCATCTAATCGAGACTTGCCCCGAGAGAGTAATCGCCTCAGCATTTGCCAGATTGAAGTATCGGAAGTATTGGTTTCCGATGGCACCATAGGCGGAGTTGAGTTGGATCTTTCTTGCCATTTGGATATTGGTGTATCTTGCAATATCTTTTTGTAGTGCCACGGTTTCCTTAGGTGTGGTGGCATTTTCAAGAGACTGCTTAGCGTGAAGCATTCTCTTCTTGTATATGGTCCGTTCATCGTAGATCCTTTGCATCATTTCAGGTAGGAAACCATGTATATCTTTACGGTACTGAGCACCGTTAGCACACACAGCATACTCTCCACTGATCTCAACCTCCTTGTTCAGCAGTTTGTCAACAGACACCGATGGGTGTCGCCTCTCAACCAGAGTTTCTGGTGAGATGTTGTACTGCATGATGAGGTGAGGGTACAGAGAGTTAAGGTCAAAGGACACCACCCAGTCGTAAGCACCTGGTATGGGTTCTTTAACATACGCACCAGCATACTGATCATTCTTTTGTGTACTGATCTTAGGTGGAACCACAATGTTACGCTTCTTCAAGTCATTGTAGATGAGGGTGTCCCACATCCTGACCTGAGAATAGACATCACTGAGGTTAACCTTAGCGTCATACGCAAGAGTTAATGCCAGTTCGATGAGTTTCATCTTGTCTTCTAGACGGTCAACGAGTTCCACGTCAACGATGTTGTACTCAACAAACTTTTGCCAGTCTTTTGTATAGAACTCTTTAAAGTTCTGGTATTCACTGTGGTCAATCTTTGCTTGACCCAGTTCTACATTTGCAATGTGATCTAGACGATAAGATTCCTGTGCAGAATAAGTGAACTTCTTGTACAGATCTAGGTAATCTAGAATTGTGACACCATTGATTTCATATGAGATGTGCTTACGACCCATCATCTCAATTTCACGTTCCATCACACGGTTCCAGGGGGAGAGACCTTTCTTCCAAGTCTCTCCTAGCACCCGTTCAAATCGACGACAGATGTAAGGAATATCATACAGGTTGCAGTTCCAACCAGTGATAATATCAGGAGTGTTTTGAGACCACCAAGCATGAAAGTCCTCCAACATTTCTACTTCCTTCCAAAAGACACGATACTCCGTGTCCTTCGGTGTAAATTCCCTCGTACCCCAAGTTATCACCTCCTTGGTAGCAAGATTCTTCATAGTAATACAAAGTATCTCTTCTTGACACGCCTCTACTGAGGGGAATCCATTGTCACAACCAACTTCGATGTCAATCGTATAGATCTTCATCGCGTTCATATCGAAACGAATCTCATCAGGGAACTTGTCAGCGATGAATTGATACACGAACCTATCATACCCATGCACTTCCAACCCATCAACGTCAGTATACTTCTCGATAAACTTTCGAGCATCCCTAGCACCGTCAAAGTGTTTAGGATGAGCATACCTACCATCAAGAGTCTTATACTTAGACTCCTTGGTCTGGTTGTTAGGAACGAAGTACAGGGTAGGACGGCATTTCTCTCGGTACTCAACGGGTTCACCGTTGTTGTATCCCCGATACAGGATAACATCACCGAGTAGAATCACATCCGTGTAAAACTGCATCAACTAACCATCGATTTATACTTGCCCACCAGAGCGGCAGACGGATCTAGTATAGTAAAGATCAGGTCAGAAGTCAAGAACACATCTCGCTGATCTGTGTGCAGAGGATACTCATTGAGTTCCCCGTCAGGAGTGACACGAAAGCAGTCTTCAAGTAGTAGACTCGGTTCCTCGTCCAGTTCCGTCAGTTTCCCCAGCAGGTACGTGCTCGGATCGTTCTTCAACAACAGTAATTTCAGCATCGGAAGCAGTTAGTTCGTTATATTTTTCGATCAGTTGATCGATAGGGTTGTAAATGAAAGTGACAGAGGGAATAGGAATGTAAATATGTGAGTTCTTAGAGAACGGTACATATGCAGTGAACTCCATGTCAATGGTATCAAGAGTCTTTGATGTCTCCTGCAAGGATGGTTCTTCAAAAAGATTATGATTCTCTTGAATCACCACAGTGTAAGGTTTTTCTAACTTATATGCTAGTGGTGGACCTTCCTTGCTGTCACGCATTTCATACACATCAGCGATTACGTCCTCGCCGTTTTGCATTCTTACGATTCTTACGCTCATAGTCTTTCTCCATCAATTGTTCATAAGTGTACTTTACCATATCAGTAAAGGCACGTCTAGCAGTAATGTTTTTAGTGTCTGCTAGGACGTGAACGTACTGCATAAAGTGATCCATATCCTCAGGGGATAGATCAAGAGTGAGTGTCTCACTCTTTTCTGCGTATGCAGGACACAGGTTAACATACATGTTCATGATTTACCTCAAACAAAAAGAGACCCCACGAGGTCTCTTTGGTTGTACATTATATAGGTAGTTTAATCATACGAACTACCATAACTGATGCAGGTCTTTTTGTTTTCTGCTGATGATCTACACCACTGTCTCACATAGGCATCTGCATCCTGCTCCATGGAGAAGTGGGCATGGTTATGAAGCATTCCTATCAGTGCTATCATCCCCAGCAGCGTCAGGGAGGTCATCGTTCCTGGATTCGTTAGGAATTTGAGGACGAATTTCATAAATCTTTAACTTCTGATGGTCAGGAATGATCTTCTGCAATTCTATCACAAGCAATCCATTTGTAAACGTGACTGTACCGATCTCCACATCATCAGAAAGGTTGAACCCCCTAGCAAATGTCCTAGTGCTGACACCCCTATGCAGATACTCATCTTCACCCTTTGCTTTTGGTGAGACGGATCTAATCAGCAGTACATTTGACTCAGTGGTGACTTCCACCTCATCTGGTGCCCATCCAGCAAGTGCCATTTCAATACGCCACTTGATGTTTGATTCCCTCACCAGATTATATGGTGGATATGCCTCATTGACACTACCCATTCCATATGAATGTAACCTATACATAACATCGTCTAACCCGATGCTATATTTCTCAACCGCATCCACTACGGCATTAAGATCTTTATGAGAAAACTTCCTCAGTCCAGTCATGTAACTACTCCTTTTAAAGCGAGATTGTATTGTGTGATCCCCGAAGGCAATCAAATTTATTTATAACAAACAAAAAAAATACGGGGTGGTGAACCCCGTACTTATCATGCAACTCGCTCTACCATATATCCATGTTCGCGACGGTCAGCGTTGAAACGCTTGGTGGTTCTCCAACGCCTACCATGCAACATGGTTTTAGGTGGCGTTGCAGGGCGTCCTTTGCCTTCATCCCAATCAGATTTGGAAACTGGTTTCCAGAACCAGTCACCAATGTTGTATGAATCATCGATCCAAGGATAAGAGAATCCACGACCACGAGTCTCTGCCTGAATCATAGACTGACGCAGACGTTCGTTGCCCCTTACGTATGCAAACTTGGTATTAACGGGGTTGGGATCGGTGGAATCGGTTGCTGTGAATAGGTTTGTGGGAGTTGTGGTCATGTGATATTAGGTGTCTTTGACCCCTGTATTATACGTAGTTACAAAGGTCCTGTCAAGAGGTTTAAAAGACCTAAATAGAACTAGTTCCTACCATCGAGACGATGAAGAAATTTCTTCCTCTCGTTATGCTTCTGATGACTGCTAGCGTTGCTAACGCTGGTGGACTTGTATCAAAACATGCCGCAAGTGTTCAACTCACCGTTGATTCGGCACGAACTCAGGCAACTAGGATTGGTTCATCGTTTAGTATCTCAGGTACAAATATCGATACTACTGACGGAACTACTGCTCACACAGTTTCCGCTGGTACTATCACCTCTGGCATCTATGCTCCTGGTACTATTTCTGCCACACAGGATACAGCAGGTTCGGCCTTCTCGTTCAGTCAGTCATATACACAGGCTGATGCAGTTCCAACTGCTGCTCCAACGGTAGGTGACGTTCCTAACTTCTCAAACACCACTTCTTATACTGCTGGTACAGCAGGGTCATTAGCAGGTACTGTGACATCTGCGGGTATGATCACCGTGACGGCTGGTGGGGCTGGCACGACAGCAACAGGGCAATACGTGAGTGAGATCACTGTAATTGACTGAGGTTAGTGATGAAAAATACGATCATCTCGTGTGCGATTGTTGCGGTGGGTGCAAGTGTCACACTTGTTCCTGCCCAGGCGGTCCCCGTGGTCCCAAATTTTACTCAGGGATCCATGACGAGCCACACGGAGACAACACAGACCATAACTGAGTCTATAAATAGCATGGACTACAACACTGGATATCAGTATTCTGCTACTGGTTCTGGTATCACCGCTAATGGCAACCTTTCCCCAGGGACAGGTGCCAGTAATGTAACTATTGACGGAGTGACTTCTTCATGGACAGGAGTGAACAACAGACCGACGTTTACACAAACAACACCTGGCGCAGCGTTTCAGTTTACAGAAACTTATCAAGGCCCAGGTTTAAGCAATCAAACAATTATAAACAGAACAACCGAGGTTACAAGCATAACCGATACCACAAGTATCTTCTCGCAGTAACCCTTTTATTTGCTAATCCTTCTTATGCTGAAACTGTTGGTGGTGTGTCTGCTACTGCTTCTCCTGTGGCTAATAGTTCAGGCTCCGTTACAAACCAAGCTATTCAAGTCCTTCAAGGACCTTACATTACAAACACATACGGAAGTGGTATACAATGTCAAGGTCCCACTCGCAACTTCACCCCCTATGTAACAGGATCTGCTTCTGCATCTAAACCATACGAACCATACTTTAATGATCCTGTGTATGATATTAGTGATCTAAATGAAGACGGTTTGATAGACAATCCAGGAGACATCCTATTCCATAAGAAAACACGTACTGGACAGAAAGATAATTATAGTTTAGGTGTAGGGTTCTCTATGACATGGAGTACACCCATTGATAAGAAGTTGCAGGACCAATGTAAGGAAGCGGCAGCAGCAAGTATTGATTTGCTACAACAAACTGCTGCCAATAAAAGATTAGACTTTGAGATTGCAAGATTAAAAAATTGTGGATCTCTTATGAAGGAAGGAATCATGTTCCACCCCAAGAGCCCTTACTATAAAATATGTGCCGATGTCGTGGTGATGAATGTGAATCAGATTAAAGATCACAGACATACTATCCCTTCGGTTTCAGTGCCTCCCGAAGAGTCCGAATTGCAAGATTCCTCTGACGCTGCTCCAAACGACGTTCGTTTACAGACGGTACCTTACTCTCCTTCCCCCTGAGTTTAGCAATCTTTTTAATAACTTTCTTAACCGTTGGTTTGACTACTTTCAATAGTAGATCTGCCAGCGGTTTTGCTAATAGTGCTGATGTAGTAGCGATGACAGCAATGCCACCTACCTGCATAACTTGACCACCACTAGGTAGACCAGCAATTATTTGTGTATGTAGAGGAACTGCTTCTGTAACCTGTACACATTCATTACCAACTAGTTTATATTCAACAACTTCTTTTCTAAATCCTTCTACCAATGTACCAACAGGTTCCTTTGCTTCCTGTGCTGGTGTCGGACATTCTACGACAGCAGTAGCAACAGGTGGTGTGTTTACTTCTGGTGTTGGTGGTACTGGTTTTGGTTCATCTACTTTGGTACCACCAACGGTAGGTGGACCAGTTATTGTCATCCTGTTCGGTTCAAAAGAAATAGGGTTAAAACTGGGATAACCAGAATCGCAATACGTAACCAAACCATTTGAATCATCAACCCCAACTTTATTGTTCTTAGAGTTATTAGTTTCGTGTGCTTCTACACACCCAGGTATGTCAACAACGGGTATGCCGATGTTGACAGTAACTGGTGGACTTATATATTGTGAGTTGGAAGGTTCACTAAAACTCCAAACAGGTATATCTATCTGTCGGATTTCAATAATGTTAGTTCCAATCTCACGTATAGGTTCCATTAGAATGGCAGTACACTACCAGTTGCCGATGGCACCCCAGGTACGCCAGCACCTGGTACGGCAGCGCCAGCACCTGGTAAGGCAGGAATGGCACCACCAGTTGCACCAGGCAACTCAGGCACCGATGGCATGAGACCACCAACCAGACCAGGCAATGCGCCTACGACTGCTTCTGTCGCTGCCTCTGTTGCTGCCTTTGTAGCACTCTCAATGAGTGCATCCTTTTGAATATAGAGATAAGCACCACCCCCTAGAATTGAAAATGAAACTAGACCTGAAAGTAACGCGATAACATTAACTACTTTTTGCATTGTGTCCTCATTCGACGTGAATAGTACCTGTCATACCTGCACCCTGATGTGGACCACAGAAGAAATTATAGTCGCCAGCGTCAGCGAATAGAATATCTTGTGACTCACCAGGTGCAAAGAGCAGTGCCTCTCTCGAAAGATCGGGACGTGCTTCAACAATAATATTGTGAGGAGGTAGTGCCTCATTTACGAAGTGTAGTGTGTCACCTGCTGAGATTGTAATCTCATTAGGTTCAAATGCTAGGTTACCCCCAGCACCCATGACAACATCAACGGCAAAGACTGGTGCTGCCATGAACATGACACCCAGCAAACAAATCAAACTAAGAAATTTTCTCATCTTTTTTCGGTAATGTAGGAGTTTTATCTTC